CCACTGGCTCGCTCAGTGCCGCGACGGACGCCGCAATCGACAGTCTAATCGGCAAAGGCTGGCAAGTGTTTATCAACGGAGTGCTTGTGGTTCCTAACATCCTAGACTTAGCTCCCGCAGCCGCTTACAGTCTCCGGTCGTTCGACGCTGCCCTTGACCCGGATGTTGTTAATGTTCGACGTTCAAGCGACAACACCACTAACACCTTTAAAGCATCTGAGGTTAGCGATGGGACGCTTGTGGCTTGGGTAGGTGCAGGGAACGACGGCCACGTCACCACATGGCTTGACCAAAGTCCAAACGCGAGAAACGCATTACAAATCTTCGCTTCCAACCAGCCTAAGATAGTTGAAAGTGGAACTCTAGTGACCGAGGGTGGCTTGGCGGGAATTAACTTCCACACCGCGCCTTCTTATCTCTTCCTTAATCACCAAAACATTTACGGGCAATCGACACTTGATTCGTATTATGTGACTAGCACTAGTGATAGCGACTATATTTATCCTTCATTGTTAACAAACAGCAGCGCCTATGGCATGGTTTCGTCATCGGGAAGCTCTTCTTCCAATCTCTCATCAAACTATGGTTCACCGACTTACTATGCTAACGGAACTCAGATTACGGGGACAACAAGAAGTGATATTCACACAGCTACATCTGGCGGTCAGAAATTAGTTGCCCACATTGGTGCTAACACAACTAATTCATCGTGGGGAATTTCTAACATGAACTTTGGAAATTACTTTAACGATACACACTACACAGGAAAACTCCAAGAGATGATATTCTTCAACACCGACCAGTCAGCCAAACGCACAGGAATTGAGAAGAACATCAACGACACTTACACCATCTACTAGTTATGTATTATACATCACAAGACAAAGAGACACTTGACGCTTACAACGCAAAGATTGTTACTGGCGAAAACTATGATGGCACTACAACAGTCCTGTGGGCTAATGTGGTTGAGCATCACGAAGGTGGTATGTTTGCAATTCTTAAGCACAACGGTTACCAGCTCATCGACGGCGAAGAGGATGCACCTACGGTTGACTCTATCTCCGACTTCTTTCCACCCTTAGAAGACCTTAACTAATGACAGACGAAACCCATCGCTTCTTCCGCTTTAGCAACGAGGCATCTTACGAGACACTCACGACCGCTGGTAACACCGCAAGGAACCTACCAGACGAACAAAGTGAACGGTGGCTGGCTTTGTGGGATAACACATTCTTAGACCCTGAGACCAACAGCGACCGCCTGTATTGTGTTAAGCGCAGTGGCATCCTTGAGTCCGATAACTTTGACCTAGAGGGCATTGAGGAAATCAACCTTGAGACTTACCTACAACGACTAAGCTGGGAGCCGCCTGTTGAAGAAGACCTAGAGCTTCTCGACGAACTAGAACTGATAGACTAATGGACGAACAACAAGAACCACTCACAGAAATCGAACAGTCCCGCGCTGACACTGGGTTTCGTTATTACGTCGTCAAGCCAGACGAACTCTACACGGGACTTGTCGCAGCCGTAGACTCTGACCGTGGCTATCCGAACAAGCAAGGGACAACACTCACCGGGTTGCCGCCTGTTGAAAGCCTGGCTGAAGCCACCGACGACTCAGGACGACTCATAGCCATCGACTGCTGGAGATTCACCGCTAACGACGACGCGATGCTTGAGGGGTCCGAGGGTGTGCAGGAGTTAACCCAACTAGAATTTTTATCAATCAAACCTCAACCTACTGAGGAACTACTTTAACAACAATAACACATGCACGTCGAGACAGCACAGCAACTCTATACCACCCTAGAAGGCGCACGGTATTCCTACCTTGACCGAGGACGGGCCTGTTCAAAGCTGACGCTTCCTTATGTTATGCCTGAGGAGGGCTTCGGTCCCCACAGTCGCCTAGAGACACCTTTCAGTGGCGTCGGTTCCCGTGGTGTTAACAATCTTGCCTCTAAGCTGCTCCTTGCGTTGTTGCCACCTAACTCACCTTTCTTTAGATTCCAAGCCAACGAAAAGAAGCTTGCCGAGGACGAGACTCCACCTGAGTTAATGAGTGAGATCGAAGCATCTCTCCAAGCCCTTGAGGAGCTAGTGATGGATGAGGTTACCCGAGGTGCATACCGGGTTGCTCTTCACGAAGCCCTTAAGCATCTCATCATCACCGGTAACGCGTTGTTATATCTACCGGATGAAGGAGGACTCCGAGTCTTTCACCTCGACCGCTTTGTTGTCCAGCGTGACCCTATGGGTAATTTGTTATCTGTAGCCACCAAGGAGTCTGTTGCATTCAGCACTCTTTCGGAGGAGATACGCCAACGACTTCAACAACAAGATCCGAACCTTGCCGAAAGTGACGCTAAGGTGGACTTGTTTACATCTTGTAAAAGGAAAGCCAAACACTGGGTGATTACTCAGGATGTTAATGGTGTAGATATTCCGTATGCTGGTGGTAAGGTAACAATGGACCGCAACCCATTCATCCCCTTAAGACTTTCTAGGATTGACGGTGAAGCTTACGGACGTGGGTTCGTTGAGGAATACCTCGGTGACATCCAGAGTCTCGAAGCGTTGACCCGTGCTATTGTCGAGGGATCGGCTGCTGCTGCTAAGGTTCTCTTTCTTGTTAACCCTAATGGCACCACAAGAGCCCGGACGTTAGCTGAAAGCCCCAACGGTGCGATTGTCCAAGGCAACGCCGCTGATGTTAACACTCTCCAGCTAGATAAGTTCAACGACTTTAGGACAGCCCAGGTTACCATGGAAGCAATCAAGGACCGCCTTGGTGCTGCCTTCTTGTTGACCTCAGGTGTAGTCCGACAGGCCGAGCGTGTGACAGCCGAAGAGATCCGTATGTTATCCCAAGAGCTTGAGGCTTCCCTAGGTGGTCTTTACTCGCTCCTTGCTGCTGAGATGCAATTACCATTGGTGAAACGCATCATGTCAGTCATGCAAAAGAAGAAGATGTTACCTAAGCTTCCTAAGGACTTGGTGAAGCCAGTTATTGTTACCGGGGTAGAGGCCCTTGGTAGAGGTAACGATCTTTCTAAATTAGATTTATTCCTTGCCGGTGCTGCTCAGGTCGTAGGACCAGAAGCTATCGGCCAGTTTGTTAATGTTGAAGACTACTTTAAGCGTCGTGCAACTGCTCTCGGTATCAAGACCGAAGGACTCATCAAGAGCGCCGAGCAGATGCAACAAGAAGCACAGATGCAACAGATGCAAGCTATGACTGAGAAGCTAGGACCAGCCGGTATTAAAGCCTTGAACGATCAGGCGTTGGCGGGTAACATGCCATCAGTCGAACCACAAGAATAAATATGGAAAGCGTTACATTTAGCGAACCCACAGAACAGGAGAATATCTCTCTTGAACAACAGGCTGAGATGCAAGAATCTGCACAACAACCACAACAGCCGGATGATGATGAACAACCACAACAGCCCGAAGCGGCTGAAGCAACTCCACAAGATCGCCCTGAGTGGTTACCGGAGAAGTTTGATAACCCGGAGGCTTTAGCAGACGCTTACAGCAACCTCGAAAAGCAGTTCCACGAGAACAAAGCCGAGCCATCCGAGACCGAAGACAACGCCACCAGCGAACCAGAGGTATCCAACACTGCTGTCACCAGCGCATCCGAAGAATACTTTGAGACCGGTGAGCTATCCGAGGAGACCTATAAGTCCCTTGAGGCTAACGGCATCCCTAAGGAGATGGTTGATATGTATGTTAATGGCTACGAAGCCGTGGCTAACCAACAACAACAAACCTTGATGAAGGAGGCCGGAGGCGCTGAGAACTACGAGGCTATGTCCGAGTGGGCAGCAACAGCTTTAACAGACCAAGAACAAGAGGTGTATAACAACACTGTCGAGTCAGGGGATGTTAACGCAGCAACTATGGCTATCCGTGGTCTCTATGCTCGCTTTCAGTCGGACGGTGGAACACCTGTTTCTCTTGTCCAAGGGGACACCTCGGGAACAGCCGGGGCCATGCCCTTTAGCTCCTCTAAGGAGATGACGATTGCTATGCAAGACCCGCGCTATAGTTACGATAACAAATACCGGGAGCAAGTCTCACAACGACTATCAGTCACAACCGCATTCTAATTATGTCATCTATTAT